CCCCCAACCCACCCACGGAGAGTGACGGCCGGTCTTGTGATTGCCCCACCCTTAGAGCACCTGGCGGTGCCGTTGTCGCAGCTCAGAAGCCTCGACGGGAATCCTCGGCGTGGTGATGTGGCTGCTGTGGCGAAGTCGTATGCCCGGTTTGGGCAGCGAAAGCCGATCGTGGCGCGCCGGGTAGCGGACGGGCTCGGTGAGGTTGTGGCGGGAAACCACCAGTTGGAGGCGGCTCGGTCTTTGGGGTGGGATTCGATCGCGGTGGTTTGGGTCGACGACGACGATTTGACGGCCAAGGCGTTCGCGCTGGCCGACAACCGGACCGCTGACCTCGGCACTTATGACCGGGTGGCGTTGGCGGCAATGTTGAAGCAGGTCGCCGCTGATTCTGAGTTGCTCGCAGCGTCGTCGTACACCGAAGCCGACCTGGCCGAGTTGCTCGGCCTCGATGTTGGTGGCGTCCAGTTGACGGACCCGGATGAGGTCCCTGATGCGCCGCCGGCCACGACGGTGCGAGGCGATGTGTGGCTGCTCGGGGAGCATCGGGTCTTGTGCGGCGATTCGACGGACCCGGCGGCGTTCGAGACGGTGATGGCGGGCGGCCTGGCGGACATGGTGTGGACCGACCCGCCGTACGGGGTTAGCTATGTCGGCAAGACGGCGGATGCGCTCACGATAGAGAACGATGCGCTGGACCCGGAGGAACTCGAAGCGTTCCTGTCCTCGGCGTTGTCCGGCGCTGCCAGTGTCTGCCAGCCGGGTGCGGCATGGTTCGTGGCGGCCCCGGCGGGGCCGCTGTTCTTGGCGTTCGGAGCTGTTCTCGCCGGGTTGGGGATTTGGCGGCAAACGCTCGTATGGCTCAAAGACTCGCTGGTGATGGGCCAGTCCGATTACCACTATCGCCACGAGCCGCTCTTCTATGGCTGGGTGCCTGGCGCTGCTCATCGCGAGCCGCCGACGAGGACGTTTGACACGGTGTGGGAGTTCCCTCGACCGAAGGTGTCGACGGTGCATCCGACGATGAAGCCGGTTGCGCTGATCGAGCAGGCCATCGCGAACCACACGAAGCCCGGAGCGGTCGTGCTCGACCCGTTCGGTGGGTCAGGGTCGACGCTCATCGCGGCGCAGATCCGTGGCCGACGGGCGCGTCTGATCGAGTTGTCCCCGTCATATTGCGATGTGATCTGTCGGCGGTTCGAGGCGCATACCGGGATTGTTCCTGTGGCCGAGTCCACAGGAAGGGAGCACTCGTTCGTTGAGGTCGGGTAGTGGGTCGTCGTGGCCCGGTCCCCTCGAAGGCGGGCACGACGGGGCTCGCGATTGTGGTCGGGTTGCGTCAGGCCGACCCACCTCCCCCACCGGTCGGGTTGCTGAAGGAAACCCGAGGTGCGTGGACGGCGTACTGGGCGTCTGAGGTAGCGAAGCTCGCCACCGAGGTCGATTTGCCGGCGGTGCGACGTCTGTTTCGGTACTACGACCAGCACGCCAGGGCGATGGATATCGCGGTGAAGATGCCGGCGGTGAAGGGCAGCACCGGTCAGGTAAAGGTGAGCCCGTTCGCAGGGCAGGCCCTCAAGTTGGAGGAGAAGATTCTTCGCCTCGAGAACGAGTTGGGCCTGACGCCGATGGCACGGATGCGTCTCGGGATCGCTACCGGCGAGGCCGCTGCGTCGCTCGCTGAGATGAACCGGTTGTTCGCTGCTGGTGGGGAGGGTCCAGATGTTGCAGTCGAAGACCCGCGGCTCCGCATCATTGACACCTCGGCTTCGTGATTCGCATGGCGGCGCGTTCGTGGCGTGGTGCGCCCGGTTCGTCGTCCACGGTGAGGGTGATCTGTGGGGGAAGCCGTTCCTCCTGCGTCCGGATCAGGTGTTGTGGGCGTATCAATGGTTTGAGGTTGATGCGACCGGGAATTGGTGGCATGAGCGGTGTTATTACGAGGCGCCGAAAGGCTCTGGTAAGACCATGCTCCTCGCCGCGGCGGCTCTGTTCGAGTTGTTCGGTCCGTTAGCTCCACCGCATCCGAATATTCCGGTCGCGGCGGCTGGGCAGGACCAGGCCATGAAGGACGGGATCTACGGGCGGATCTGCCAGATACTCGAGCATGAGAACTGCCCGTTGCGGCCGTTCGCTCGTGTCGGTTGGGATGTGATTGAACGTCTTGACAGGCCGGGGCAGATTCGGTGTATTCCGGCGAATGGGAACACGACGGACGGCGGGTTGCCGACCCTGTTTCTGGCGGATGAGGTGCAGGACTGGTTCCACACTGCCGCTGATGCGCATGAGCGGAATGAGAACAGCACTACGAAGCGTGAAGCTCCGGTGGGCCGGTCGATCAGCGCGTCGACTCCTGGCGAGTATGCCGGTGACGGTTCGGTCGGCTGGCGGCTCCACAACTATGGGGAGCAGATCGTGAAGGGGACGGTCCCTGATGACCGGTTCTTGTTCGTGCAACACAAGGCTGATGAGTCGTGGGACTTGGATGATCCCGAGCAGCTCGAGCGGGCGTTGCGGCAAGCGAACTACGGGGCCAGTGACCGCAAGATTGAGCGGTTGACGCGCCGGTTCCGTGAGATTCCTCGGCATCGGTTCTGCCGGTTCCATCTCGGCCAGTGGGTCGTGTCTGATGGTGTGCGGTGGATGGACATGGAAGCGTGGCAACGTCAGACCGTTGCCGACGTGCCACCGGCCGGCGCCGAGATTGTGGCGTTCTTCGACGGGTCCGTGAATGACGATGCGACTGGGATTGTCGGGCAGACCGCGGCCGGGCATCTGTTCGTGGTCGGCTGCTGGGAGAAACCCGAGTTCGGGCCGGAGTGGAAGGTTCCGAAGGACGAAGTGAACCTCGCCGTCGCCGACATGATGGCGACGTACAAGGTCCAGCATTTCGGGTATGACCCGTCGGCGGGGTGGCGGTCCGATGGGCAGGAATGGGAACGTCTTTACGGTGATGGTGTCGTGCATGAGACCCCACCGACTGATGCTCGCGCCGCACCTGCGTGCGACCAGCTGTTCAGCGACATCGTCAACGGCACCGTCACGCATGACGGTGATCTCCGCTTGTTTGATCATGTGCGTAACGCTGTCGGCAAGCGGACGGCGAAGGGCACGACGATCCGTAAGGAGTCGCAGGACTCGCCACGCAAGATCGACTTAGCGTTTTGTGCGGTGATGGCGAATGACTTGCGGGTCCGGTTCATGTCGCAACCGAAGAAGAAGCGGACGTTCGTGACGTTCTGAGAAGGTGGTGAACCCGATGAATGATCCTGTCGGTTCACCGCTGTGGTGGGTTGGTCAGCTCGCCCCGAAACTCGCAGCGCAAGCCCGCGTCGCTCAAGGGTTCCAGGACTATTACGACGGCAAGCATCGCCTGACGTTCGTGTCGAGCAAATATCGCGAAGCGTTTGCGTCGATGCTGTCCGGCGTCACGGACAACTGGATGCCGATCGTTGTTGACGCCGTCGCTGAGCGTCTGTTGCCGCAGGGGATGCGGTGGTCCGATGAACCGGCCGCTGACGCCGACGCGTGGGAGATTTGGCAGGCGAACAACCTGGACGCTGATGCCCGTCTCGCGCATCGCACCGCCTTGACGGCCGGTCGGTGCGCGTTGATGGTGTGGAACGGCGCCGACGACAAACCGGAGATCACGGTCGAGTCGCCGTTCGAGGTGTTCGTCGCGTATCGGTCCGGGTCGCGTCGCGAGCGTGTCGCGGCGTTGAAGTCGTGGACCGATGAATGGACGGGCGACAGGCGCCACAACTTGTATCTGCCGGATGGGATTCACAAGTTCCTCGGCACGAAAACCTCCGATCGGCTCGTCGAGTTGGAGGTTGTCGCTAATCCGTTGGGTGTCGTCCCGATCGTCGAGTTACGCAACCGTTGCGATCTCGCTGGCGTGACCCGCAGCGAACTCGCCGAGGTCACGAGCACGCAGGATCAGATCAACAAACTGGTGTGCGACATGTTGGTCGCCGCCGAGTTTCAGGCGTTCCGGCAACGGTGGGCGACCGGCATGGATGTCCCGGTGGACGAGGAGACGCAGAAGCCGGTGGAGCCATTCAAGGCTGCGATCGATCATCTGTGGATTTCACCGGATGAGAACACCAAGTTCGGTGACTTCAACGCGACGGACTTGACGATCTACACGAAGGCGCTCGAGAACCGGGTGCAGTCGTTGGCGTCGCGGTCGCGGACCCCTCCGCATTACCTGCTCGGCGGGCAACTGTTGCCATCCGGTGAGTCGATTAAGGCGGCGGAGACTGGTCTGATCGCGAAGGTGCATGAACGTCAAACCGGGTTCGGTGAGGCGTGGGAATCCGCGATGCGTCTCGCGTTCTTGGTGCGGGGCGACACGGCGAAAGCGGACGATATGTCGGGCGAGTTGGTGTGGGCTGACGCCGAGTCTCGTACCGAATCGGAGCACATCGATGCGCTGGTGAAAAAGAAGGCGATCGGTGTTCCGGTGCAACAGTTGTGGGAGGACGCCGGCTACTCGCCGCAGCAGATATCCCGTTTCCGCGTCATGTTGCTGGAGGAAGCGATGTCGGGGCTCGGTGCTCCACCACCGGACCTCGCGCCTCGGCCACCGGTGCCCGTCGATGCCGGTCTCTGACCAACAGATCATCACCTTGGCACACGCCCACCAGGCCCGGCTCGATGGCGTGGCGGCACGTCTGCGGGCGATGGTGCTGGCATGGTGGGACCAGTGGCAGCCGATCTCATCGGCCGATCAGGACGGGTTCGCCGGGTCGGTCACGACCGCAGTTGACGCCGCGAAGACGGCCGCGGTGAATCATTCGACGTTGTACATCGGTGCTGTCGCGTCACTTGCTGGCGTGGCGTTCACTGCGCCGGATCTCCGTGCGATTCTCGCTGGGCATCGGGGTGGTGTCCCGACGGGTGAAGTGTGGGGCCGGCCGACGGTCACGACCCGCACGGCGCTCGCCGCAGGCCGCACCGTCACGGACGCCCTGGCCGCCGGTCGAGCACGTGTTGAGCGGCTCGCTGCTGATGATGTTGCGATCGCCGGCCGTGACGGCACTCACGCCGCGATGCGTGGCACGGCTGGTGTGGTGGCGTATCGGCGGGTGACGGACGGTAAGGCGTGCATGTTCTGTCTTGTCGCTTCGACGCAGACCTATCACGTCGCCGATCTGATGCCACTCCACGAACACTGCGGATGCGTAGCAGCCGCGATTATCGGTGAGTCTGACCCTGGTCGGATCATCGACCGCGAGCTGTACGGCCGACTGAAGGAGTCGGGTCAGCTCGCAGAGTTCAACCGGGCACGGGAACGTCGGACGCGTCACAGCGTCGACGCCGAGCTTGGTGCACGTCTCGTCACAACCATGTGACGCGTATCGGCCCCGAAACGGGGCGACAACAGCCCGCAATGGGAGGACCGGCAATGCCAGACAAAGACGAACAATCCGATCAGACCGACACGTCCACCGATACATCGACTGACCAGGGTGATACCTCCGAAACGGACACCACCGACTGGAAAGCCGAAGCAGAGAAGTGGAAACGCCTCTCACGCGAGAACGAAACCCGGTTCAAGGGCAACGCGAAGAAGCTGGAAGAGCTTCAAGCCTCAGCCATGAGCGATGGAGAAAAAGCCGTCGCTGAAGCCGAGAAGCGTGGTCGTACCGCAGCGTTGACCGAAGTGTCAACACGCGTCGCGGCCGCCGAGATCAAGGCTGCGCTTACCGGTGTGGTCCCTGACCCGTCGGTGATCGTCGAAGACATCAACCTTGCTCGTTACGTGACCGAGACCGGCGACGTCGACACGGATGCTGTAGCGGCGTTGAAAGCCAAGTTCGTCGTTATCGCAGCGAAGGCACCACCCATACCGGGCGGTGCAGACGGTGGTGCCAGAGGCACCCCACCGGCCGGCCAACTCACCCAAGACGACCTTCGGCGCATGACGCCCGAAGCGATCGTCAAGGCGAAAGCGGACGGCCAACTCAATGACCTGCTCGGCGTCAAAACCTGACCCGACCAACCTCCTAGGAGACCGCAATGCCCCTATCTTTCACCCCGGAGATCTGGTCAGCTCAGATGCTGGTCAGCCTCAAAAAGAACCTCGTGTTCGGTCAGTCCGGCGTCGTCAATCGTGACTACGAAGGCGAGATCAGCGGACAGGGCGACACCGTCCGAATCCGTTCGATCAGCCGTCCGACGATCTCGTCGTACAACAAGAATCAGACACTCACATACGAGACGTTGACCGACGCTCAGCGTGCCCTGCTCATCGATCAGGCCAAGAGCTTCTCGTTTGTTGTCGATGACATCGACACAGCCCAGCAGCCAGGTGGAGCCCTCGATGGGGCCACCACCGAAGCGTCCTATGCGCTCCGTGATCAGGCCGACCAGTTCATCGCCGCGCTGTATACCGGGGCGAACGCTGCGAACCAGATCGGCACGGTGTCGGTGACAACTGCGGCGTTGGCGTTCACGCAGATCCGTCGCCTGATGGTGAAGCTCGACGAGGCGAACGTCCCCCAAGAGGGCCGTTGGTGTGTTGTGCCGCCGTGGTACTACGGGCTCCTGCTCGAATCTGATCTGTTCCTGCGGGCTGATGCGTCCGCCGCCCCAGGTCTCCGCAACGGCGTCGTCGGCAGCGTGTTGGGTATCGACGTGATGAAGTCGAACAACGCCCCGTTCGTCACCGGTGACGACTACGCAGTGATCGCCGGCCACAACTCGGCGATCACGTTCGCCGAGCAGATCGTCGAAATGGAAACCCTCCGACTGCAAACCACGTTCGGAACCGGCGTCCGCGGATTGTACGTGTACGGAGCGAAGTTGGTCCGTCCCGAGGCGCTTGCCACGGTCGTCGCGTCGATCACCTGACGTTTGAGATCCCCAGGGCTACGGCTCTGGGGATTCTTGTCGTTCACCCACATCTCTTGAAGGAGTCCCACAATGCCCCGTACCGCTCTCCCCATCACCACCGTCTACAACACTGGCGCCGCGCCGACCGCGACCGCGATCGACCCGGCAAACCATCACGTCATCACGCCCGGCGCCACGCAGGGCGAAGAGTTGTTGGTGTCCGTCAACAACACGTTTGCCGGTACTAAGACCGTCACAATCAAGGCCGGCGCGAATCCGCCCGCTTTGTCGGCTGGTCAAGGTGATCTTGTAGTGACGTGCACCGCGTCGACGAACGGGATCCCGATCCGCGTCGAGACGTCGCGGTTTGTGCAGGCCGACGGCACGATCAACTTGGACATCGCCGCGGCGATGACCGGAACGATTGTGGTGTACAAGGTCGCGACGATCTGATGTCGGACGTATCGGCTGAGGCTGTTGAGGCCGAGGCCGCCGTCGAGGACGTCCCGGCTGAAGCTGAGGCCGCACCCGTTGAGTCCGTGTTCGTTCGCGGTTCCGGCGGGTCCATCTTCGAGATGGACATTCCGTCCGAAGCGTCGGCCTTGGAACGTTTCGACGCAGCAGTCGAACGCGGCGAACTAGTGATACTCGACCCCGACACCGTCGTCAAGGTCGACGTTGATGGCGGCGGGTACACGTGGGCCGACGTCCCCCGTGACGACGCACCGGTGCCGGCGCCGCCCGAACCCGAAGCACTCGACGAGGACGACGATTCGGTCGACTCCGATGGTGACGGCACCGCCGACAAGGCCGAGCTGCTCACCGAGGCCGAGAAACTCGGAGTCACGGTCGACAAGCGGTGGGGTATCGCCCGGATCGCCGCAGCGATCGAAGCAGCAAACGACTAGAGGCGGTGAACCATGGACCAAGTAACGGCACTTGACCGGCTTCGGTCCATGGTCGCCTCCACATCTGATCCCGTCCTCGACGACGGCGACTTGGATCGGCTGGTGTCATTCGCCGCGACCACCGACGCGGCGGGGAACCCGCCAGGCAACGTGGCGACCATCGCAGCCAGGACAGCATCAACCACCTACAGCGCCGGGCAACTCGTCAAAGTGTCGACCCGGTTCTGGCGGTGCATCATCCCAGGGACCACCGCGACGACGCCGCCGTCGTGGCCTGATCTCACCGGGCAACTCGTCAACGACATGTACACGGTCGTTGATGGGACGGTGACATGGGCTGACAACGGGACGTTGTGGCGTGGGACATGGAATCTGAACGCGGCCGCGGCCGAGGGGTGGCGGTGGAAAGCCGCGAAACTCGCCGGGGCGTACGACTTCACGACCGACGGCCAAACGTTCCAGCGGTCCCAAGCCGTCACGCAATGCAACGAGATGGCCCAGATGTATGCACGCAGGTCGGGGCCGTTGTCGCTGCTGATCACGGCTGGCTGACATGTCGTTGCTCACCGACTCGGAAGTAGCGGCGATGCGTTCGACGCTTGATCAGTCGATGCCGTCCACGGCGTCGATCCTGCGTCGCACGTCGGCCGTGGACAACCTCGGCGGCCAGACGTGGACGTGGAACGCCGTTGCCACGAACGTGCCGGTCCGCTTGTCGCCATCTCCGTCGAACCGGACATCACTCGGCGCTGAACGCCAAACCGCGGAACGCGACACCGGCAAAGTCCGATGGGTCATGACGTTCACCCACGACACCGACATCACACTGACAGACCGCGTGACCATCGGGGCGCGGAAGTTCGAGGTCGCCGGGGTCGATGCCCGCATGTCGTGGGAGTTGGACACACGCGTCAACGCGATCGAGGTGCTCTGATGCCCGCCCGAGTCCACGTCGTCCGCGACGACTTCGCTCGTCTTGCCGTCGCATTGCATCGAGAAGCCGCGGCCGTAGTCGAGGACACGGCACGCCAAATCGAATCACGCGCCAAAGGACATACCTCGGCACGCATCGCTAAAACGATCGGCACCGACACTGATCGCGGCGGGCTTCGGGCGACCGTCTATGCCGGGGACAAGGACCAGGCGATTCATGCCGGGTTCATCGAGTACGGCGCCGCACACACACCGGCCAGACCGTTCCTGACCCCAGCGGCGGAAGCGGAAGAATCACAGTTCCGGTCCCGGTTGCGGTCCGTGCTTCATGGCTGACGAAACGACCCGCATTGATCAGTGGTTGACCGCAGCACTGCTCGCCGATGCGCAGCTAGCGGCGATCGTCGGCACGAAGGTATTCAGCGGGATGGCGCCGCGTGAGTCGACGTGGCCGGTGGTCGTGTTCCAATTCCTCGGCGGGTCGGACACTGCGACAGGCGCCGGAGTGAATCGGATCATGCACCGTGGCGTGTACATGGTGAAAGGCGTGACGGAAGGCCCGTCGTACGGGCCGCCGTTGCAAACGATCGCCGACCGGATCGACGCCGTACTTCACGGCAAACCTGATCCCGGGTCGATGATCGTCGCGTCGGTTGGTGGGGCGTCGATCTTGTCGTCGGTGCGTGAGCAGCCATTCCGACTCGAAGAAGAAATCGACGGTCGCCACTACAGGAGTCTTGGTGGCTTCTATCGGATTCAAGCACAGCTCTAGTTCTGACCCTCATCGAAGGAGGCCGTGATGGCCGAACGTACGTCAGTCACACAAATCGTGCAGATCGGGGTTGAAACCACCGAAGGCACCGCCGTCGCCGCGAACAAGCAACTCCCGTCGCTGATGTTCGACATTCAGCCCGAGGGGAACGTGCAGGAGATCCGCGCCAGCGGGACGAAGTATCCGACGATTCACGCACCGGGCCGAGACTGGACGACTGCGAAGATCTCCGGGCAACCCACCTACGACGAGCTGACCTATCTGTTGTCGTCCATCTTGAACGTGACGACCCCATCGACGGTCGGTACGACCGGCCGGTCGTGGGCGTTCACGCCGTCGTCGACCGCTGCGGACACGGTGAAGTCGTTCACGGTCGAGCAGGGTTCGGCGTTCCGGGCACACAAGTTCGCTGGCGGGCTCGTCACCGAACTGACGTTGAAGGGCGACAAGGACTCCATCTCTGTTGACGGGGCGATGATCGGCCGGGCGTTCAGCGATGCGATCACGTTGACCGCGTCACCGACCGGCATCGCCCAAATCCCGATCCTGTCGAAAGAAGTTGACATCTGGCTTGATGACACGTCGGGCGGGCTCGGTACCACGAAGTTCTCACGCATCTTGTCGTGGGAGTTGAGCTTGAAAAACCGGTTTGGTCCGTTGTTCGCTGTGGACTCGTCGCAAACCAGTTTCGTTGCGAGCGTCGAAATGCCGATCACTGGGGAACTCAAGTTCAGGGCCGAGGCCGACGCACAGGCCATGGGCCTGTTGGCAACGGTGCGGGCCGGGGCGAACAAGTTCGCGCGTGTCAAGACGACATCGGCGCAGAACGCCGGCACCGCGATTCCGTACTCGTTGACGTGGGATCTCGCTACGAACGTCAAAGCGTTCCCGTCGTCGATTGGTGACACC